TGTCGATACCCACTTGTTATTACAAAAGGAAAACCACAGTATGCCCGTAACTCATCTAGCTTCTCTAAAAAGTCTTGCTCCATGTTATTGGTGCCAGATACCTGACAGTCAAACTCTTCGCGTGTAAAATGCTTAAGACTCATTTGCTTCTCCTAGCGAAGGCTCAACAACCTCACCCTCTATCGTGGTAGGCTCACCAACATCTACTGTACCAACACCGCTAATGTTAATCTGAATGGCATTACGACCACCATCCTTAACAATATCTTTCTCAAACGCTGCAACGGGCAGTATACGATCCATTACAAGCTTCCAAGCCGCTGCTTGATTCTTATGATCATGGTCAAGAGCAGCGTCAAAGATAGTATCAAGTACCTTTCGGGACTTTGGAGACGCTAACATCCTTGCTTTGTATTCGTTGATGATTGCTGCGTCACCCTTTGGGCGACCAACTGCGTTGCGACTTCCTTTTTTAACAGAAGAAACATCACTTTTACGTGGTCTTCCACGCTTCCGTTTAGTAGGAACAGTGTTGTCAGTCATACAAACCCTCTTATAAGACTCTTATAAGATTCTTGTATGCCCTTATAAGTTATATATTAAATAATTATCTTATAAACTTTATCTTACACGGCGCGGTAAAGAGTCTTTAAAGAGTATTTTCTATACTATACATCTTATTGTATCATACTTTTAGACAAATGTCAAGCATTATTTTAACGTAAGTCTGTATTGTCCTTTAAACTGTACCAGCACGGTCCAGATTCTGAACTGCATAAACCCCTGATTTATATATTGTTTCTTGTTAGACAACTAGGGGCTTTTTTAAGGTTCAATTTTGCTCTTTTTTGTATCTAGGAAGGACATGCACGTTGATGCGTCGTCATCTCCCCTCCCCCGCCCCAGATCTTTGCAGTCATTTGCAAAATGCAACTCAGAATGCAACGCAGATTGCAATGTAGATCTCAAAAGGTGAGGTGTGAGAGTCTAGGTGGGACCCTATAGACACTGCCTAGACTAGACTGTACTTATGCATAACACACCTCAGATCAGTGCAGCATTCATGGCGTGAATGGTTTTCTGTTTCAGTATTCATAATTAATATTGGACTTATCAAAACCTCTCACCTAATCTGTACACATCAACAAACACAACGGAGAAACAACAATGAGCAGATACGAAACAGCACTTTGGAAAGAATTGGTTCAGATTCAAAACAGAATGACACACATTGACATATTAACAATCACTGGATTTATGAACGACGAACAATTCAAACAACACGTAGAAAGCTGTCGAAACAAAGCCGCGTGAGCGGCTCCACAAACAACGGAGACAACGCAATGACATACGAAGAAGCAATGGACGGACACGACGTATCAGCAAAGCAAGCCAGAGCAGAGGTGTTAGCGCACGGCGTAGACTGGGCTGAGTTTGTAGAGGAAGTAGGAAGCAAATCAGTTTATAAATCAAACGAAGTTCTTGAATGGTTAGGTTACTAAGGAGAAATGAAAATGAACAATTTACAAGATTTTGATAACTACATTGACTCGCTGTGTGATGACGTATGGTTCAACTATAAGCATGACCTAAACGATCAAGATGATTGGCACGATATTGCGCATGAATTAGCAGACAGTAGCCAATACGTTATTTACTACGGTATGGCGTGGGATTTAGTCACAATGATGCGCCACGCTGATTCAGCACTGTTTAATGATGCGGAGGATAGTGCGTTTAATCACGGAATAGAATTTGAGAGTGCTAATCAGATGATGACATTGATCGCGTATGAGTTGATCTATCAAGCGATTATGCTCACATTGAACGACAAATTTAATAAACAGGTGACAGCATGAAACTATTTGACTATATCGTTGAAGGGTACAACATAACCCACGAGGAGCGTGACTTGCTCGTCATTGTTCATGGTATCTGTTGGGACGAGGTAGACATTACCGAACAGGAAAAACCAACACATAGTCGGTACCTATTCACAAGAAACGGTGTTTCTGCTTATTATGATTACGGGGCGGACTATTATTTCTTCGAGGAGGAGGAGGAGGCATAATGGATAACGAAACATTCGGATACACAATTATAGATAGAGACGGCGGCGATCTTTACACATCGGAGAATGACTATTACAGCTACACGGAAGCTTACAAGGCTGGACAGTTATCACTTGGTGACATGAACGGCGGCAGCTTAGAGGTGTGGCTCTGGTGTAAAAGCTTAGACGACGTTAAAGAAACATGGGAGGTGTGACAGCATGAATCCAACACTACTTGACATTGCAATTTTGTTTAGCTTCGTGCCGGTATGGGCTGGCCTTTGTTACCTCTATGAGAGCTGGACAGACCCACGCAACCGACGACGACGCAAGCGCAACGCACGTTACAAAAAGCGCATGAAAGAATTAAACAAACAAGGGAGGTTGATGCGATGAAGATCACAACGGCTAAACGTTACTACAAATACGTGACAGACTTTGGCAATAACGGACTAGTTATCGAGACGGACAGACACTTGATCGACTTGTACTTCACTGGTACCTTTAGATTGTCCACGGCATACGTACCGGCAGACGAGTACAGCGGAGCTAGTTACATTGCATGGATAGGATGGTTACATATCGAAGTGACAGGACAGGCAACACTTGAGGCATAGATGACAGACAAACGGAAGTACCACGGTAGCCCAGCAGATTATCACATGACGCAGGAAGAAGTAGCGAAGGCGTTAGGACTACACCGCATAACCGTGCAGAAAATTGAGCGGGACGCATTGAAGAAACTTAAAGAGATGGGAAAGCTACAGCGTTTCATAGACGCAAAGGAATGAGACATGAAACAACCAGAGAACGACCACACAAAGATGTTTGGCAACGATGGACCCGTTGGTAACGACGCAGAGATAATCGTGTACTACGAATACAACGGACCAGCGGAGCCAGTGTTACGCATACCCTTCTGGTATTACAAAGAAGAGCTAGGAATGTTTGAACACTTCGAGGCGGCGGTACATAGAACAGCGAAAGCACTCAAGGAATCCTACACGTATTGGCCTGAAGGGTACATCCATGTGCAGACAATTATCAATGATGAATATGTGAACATGATTTAGGAGAGAGACATGATTGGTGTTAATACAACATATGTAGTTGAGTTATACGACGATGTTTGGTCGCAGGTCTTTACAACGGACGACGTAGGCGAAGCGAAGTATTACGTGCAAACAAAGCGGGACAATGGTAAACGTTATCGAATTGTCAAGCATACAACGGAGGTTTTATGAGGGGTGAATGTAATCTATTTGACGTAGAAATACTGGTTGACATTACCGTAGAGTTTACCAGCGAGGATGGATTGATCGTTCTCGACTCTGTCAAGTGGCATGGTGTCGAGCTGGTTGAGATGATCGATCAACACGTCTACGATAAAATTGTTGAACATATTATTGACGAAGAACTTTAGAGGAACACACCATGAAATATACAGCGTTATTTTGTAGACGCGACTCAGATTACAAGCTTCGGCAGCACTGGGATGTTTACGACGCAGATCGCAACGCCCTAACGTATGACGGCGCTGGTCCTATCGTGTGTCATCCGCCTTGCAGGTTTTGGGGGAGACTGTCTCACATGGCAGGAAGATCGGGGAGGATGACAGCGGATCAAATAGCGAAAGAAAAAGCATTAGCACCTTGGTCTGTTGACAAGATAAGACACGTTGGAGGCATACTTGAACATCCAGCAGGTTCAAAGATATTCAAACACCTACCAGCAATAGGCGAGACAGATTTTTACGGTGGTTTTGTTATCGAGATTGACCAGTATGATTTTGGTCATGTGGCACATAAGAAAACAAAACTATACATCGTAGGTGTAGCGCCTGAAGATCTTCCACCGTTACCGCCTAAAGATAGCACGACACATTACTGTGAGAAAGGCAAGCGACGAAGTATTACAGGTAACGTAGCAGGGACAACGCGTTGTACGCAAAAGCAACGCGAGTATACGCCGGAAGGTTTGATTGACTGGTTTGAAAAAGTTATTGACAGGATGGTTTAACTTCGTGTTAGACTCTCTGCAGAAAGCAGAAAAGTTTAATTTAAAAATATTATCTTATAAGGTATTTAACCTATGAGTATCTCTAAAGAACAGAAAGTAAGTGAGCTTGTTGAACGACAGCTTGAGACGTTGACGCTCATTGAAGCTATGAATATTGCAGGTGGTTTCTTTACTGACTTGTTAGAAGCAATGGACGACGATGAAGTAGACGAGCTGTACACTGACATGGGAGCTGGACGTTATGGCATTCACTGAGACGCACCAGCCGTGTTCAGATTGCGGTAGCAGTGATGCGTTATCGTACAACGAGGACGGCTCTAGTTATTGTTTTAACTGTAGCAAGTACACCAAAGCCGCAACGAGGGATAACGTGAGAGAGCTAGGATCTATCAGCGATGCGCCAAAGCCATCGTTCAGTCAGACAGAACATCGGTTAATCACAGCGGAGTATCGTACGATTACTGACCGTCTCATTACAGGAACGACGGCGAAGAAGTACGCAGCACTCAAGCAGGGTGACGTTACAACATTCGGTTACTACAACCCTGACGATCCAACAAAGCCGATAGCTGCCAAGGTTCGTAACCCTGACAAGCGGTTCAGTATCGTTGGGGATTGGAAGAACGCAGGAATGTATGGTCAACACTTGTTCCCTGAAGGTGGTAAGTATGTGACTATCGTTGAAGGTGAGTATGATGCGTTAGCGGCTCACCAAATGACAGGTAGTAAGTATCCCGTTGTCAGTGTCCGTAACGGTGCAACGTCGGCGGCAAAGGACTGTCGCCTTTTTTATGATTGGCTGAACAGCTTCGAGAACATTGTTATTTGTTTCGATGCTGACGAGCCGGGACAGAAGGCAGCCAAGGAGTGTGCTGATCTGTTCGGTAACAAGGCAAGGATTGTTAAGCACGTCAACGGCTACAAGGATGCGTGTGATTATCTTGTTAACAATCAGGCGGAGATGTACACCAAAGTGTTCTGGTCTGCCCAGCCTTACACACCTGAAGGTATCGTTGGTGCTGGTGAGCTACGTGATCTGATTAAGAAGCCACTGACTAAGGCGAAGGTACAGTACCCATTTGAGGGACTGAATAAACACCTTTACGGTATACGCACAGCTGAGTTGGTTACTATTTGTGCAGGCTCTGGACTGGGTAAGTCTACTCTACTACGTGAGATAGTCAGCTCCATCATGGCACAGTCAGAGGATAACCTTGGTCTGATGTTTCTTGAAGAGACGCCTGAGCGTACCATGCGTGGCCTTGTTGGTCTTGAACTGAACAAGCCTATCCACCTACCTGACTGTGAGTATGACGATCAGGACATCGACCTTGTGTACGATACGATGGACTATGAGAACCGTGTCTATCTATGGGAACACTTCGGTAGTAACGAGATAGAAAACGTACTGGGCCGTATGAGATACTTCGTCAAGGTCTTGGGAGTAAGGTACATCGTACTCGATCACGTCTCTATCTTGGTGTCTGACCAGAGCAACGGTGATGAACGACGTGCCTTGGACATGATCATGACTAAACTGAGGACGTTCGTACAGGAGATGGGTATTTGTATGTTCCTTGTGAGCCACCTACGACGCCCTGAAGGGAAGCAATTGGAGGACGGGGCTGTCACTAGCCTTGGTATGTTACGTGGCTCTGCGTCGATTGCACAGCTCTCTGATGCGGTCATTGGTGCTGAACGTAACAGTCAGAGTGACGACGCTGTTGTCAGAAACACGACCGTGCTGCGTGTGTTGAAGAACCGATACACTGGCAAGACAGGCAAAGCGTGTGAGGTGTTCTACAACGAAGCTACTGGACGACTAACACAGCGTGATGAAGTTGAGGAGAAACCGTTATGAAGATGTGCTTGGGAGAAACTGAACAGAAAGTATGTGAATACATTGCTAAAGAGCGATACAACAATGCTCGCAAGAAAGGCATAACAGATAACAAGAAAGGTCCGCAATCAAACTACGATACAGATCTGGAAGGAGTGGCTTCAGAAATGGCGGCAGCAAAACTTCTAAATGTCTGGCCTGATATACAGATTGAAGAAATACCTACACATGATTTAATCGTGGGTAAGTACACCGTAGATGTTAAAGCCACCAAGTATAGAACAGGTAAACTAATCGCTGCTTTACACAAAAAAGATAAAGCATGTGATTATTATATGTTGATGTTAGGTACGTTTCCAGAGTATTCTTTAGGTGGTTTCTGTAAAAAAGAAAAGCTATTGACTAAAGAAACAATAACTAACTTGGGATGGGGTGAGCTTCACGCTTTAGAGCAAGATCAGCTGTTGTCTTTAGAAGAATTTAAAAAGGAAACAATGTTGTGAGATGTATAGCGTGTGACGTAGAGCTAACAGACTACGAAGCAACAAGACGATTCGCTGTTAGCCAAGAGTTTGTAGACTTGTGCAACCGATGTGCAGCTGTTAGTCTTGATGACAGTGACGTAATCGACAGAGCAGATCTACGAACACTCGCAGACATAGAGGAGATGTTTTACCGTGAGCAAGATTGGGAATTGGATATTGGAACAGGAACAGTTGACGGAGACTTATCAGAAGTTTAACCACGACACTGACCTAGAAGATTTGAATGAGCGTTACCATGAATATATGTTACTTGGACATCGAAACAAGCTTGGATCACTCAACGATCTGGTGTGCCGTTACGAAGGTGAAGAACAACATCCAAGTACATACGACACCAGAGACTTTGCAGAGGACTTTGTATGAAGCTGAAAAAGTTGTGGGGCATAATCTCATCGGATTCGATGTTGGTGTGCTTGACCGTGTTTGGGGTGTACATGTTGATATTAGCAGTGTCGTTGATACACTCTACCTCTCAAGACTCTATAACCCACCAGCAGAGGGAGGTCATTCGCTCCGTAACTGGGGCAGCGTACTTGGCGGTACAGGAAAGCTCGACTTCACAGACTACGACGGAGGACTGAGTGACGAGATGATCGAGTATTGTATAGCTGACGTTGAGTTGACTGAGCGTGTGCATCAGTGGCTTGAACTACAGCTACGCAAGGAAGGTTTCTCAGAGCAGTCCATTGATCTTGAGCATCGTGTAGGCTGGATCGTTAATGAGCAACAACAGAACGGTTTCAAGCTTGACGTACCCTTTGCAGAGAAGTTGATGATGGATCTCATGTTCGAGATGAATAACATCGAAGCAGAGCTACAGGCTATCTTCCCGCCTATCGTTGAAGAACGTATATCTGAGAAGACAGGTAAGCGACTGAAGGATAAGGTGACAATCTTTAACCCCGGCTCACGTAAGCAAATTGCAGAGCGACTGCAAGGTCTTGGTGTTAAGTTTGACAAGAAGACTGAGAAGGGTAACATCATCGTTGACGAGAAGGTACTTGACGGGATAAATCTTCCCGAAG